GAAGCCGAAAGGTCGAAGGTTTCAAGCACAGTCCAGCCAGTCCATGTTTCACCGTTCGTGGATGTCCGTCTGGCCAGCATATATCCTTTGATGGGGCTGGTGCCACCCGACGCGCCGCTCCATGTCAGCGTGACGGGTTCGATGCTGTATACGGCGGGCGCGGCGGATATGCTCGTCGCTGGTTGGGGCGGGGTGTTCTTCCGGACGGAGTTGGTAGATACCTTCCAGCCCGAATAGTAACTTGCGCCCGCCGAACCGCGCGTGCGCACCTGAAAGCGGCGGTAATGTCCGCGCGTCGCGGGCGGAGCGACCGAAAGGCTGCCGCTTCCCATTGATGTGGTGACTGTCGTCAGTGCCAGCCAGCTTCCCCATGTGGAATTGTTGCTTGAATCGCTGTACTGGATTTCATAGGACGTGATGCTGTTGTTCGTGCCACCGGATGCGCCGCTCCATGAAAGGGTGACGTTTCCTTCCCCAACCGTAGGGCTGACTGAACACGCAGTCGGCGCGCCGCAGGCTGTGATCAGCAGCGGCGAACTTAACACCGTGTAGCTGGAGTTGTCGATCACACCGGAAGACAGTGTCAGCCGCCCGTCCGAAACCACACGGAAACGCACGCTCTGTGCCGTGTTCCCCGTCGTTGAAGGACAAGTCACCGAAACATACCGAAGCCTTGGCGTGGTGCCGTTCCAGTTGTCCCCGTCCTCCTGCTTTATTCTGACCTGCGAGGACGCGCCGCCCACGGTCATGGTGCAAAGCAAGGCGTAGCCGTTGTGGATATACGAGCCGGAGGAGCCAAGAGCCGCAGATATCGTAAAGTTGTAGGTCATCTGGTTGTTGTTCGGACGGCTCTTGGTATAGGTGATGATATATCTGACTGTCGGGCTGCTCCCGGCAGTCAGGGTTACGCCATTGATGTCCGCCATTTATACCACCTGCCTATTCATAAACCGCCGTCACCAGCGAGTTGACTGTGCCGCATAAAGCCGGATTCAGCCGGGTGTCGGTAATGTTGCCGGAGGTAACGGAAACCGCCCCCTGCGGCACGGTGATGTCCGCGATTCCCAGCTCGTACACGTCATTGTTCCGTGTCAGCGCCCGAGCCACGGGGGTTGCGACCGCCATCCCCGTCAGCACCGCCATCCGGATTTCCCGGTTGACCGCGCTCCACCGCACGACCACGCGGTCGACGCGGGGATTGATACCGTCCGCCGTGGTAAGCTCCAGCGTCAGCGCATCGGTATTTTCATAAGCGTATCCGTTGATCCACGCACTGCCCGCAAGGACAAGCACGTTCATTCCCGTACCGACAGTCACTTGCAGGTTTGTCGTGGCGGCGTAGAAAATACCGTTGCTGACCAGCTTCCCGAAGTAGGAGGCGAAGTCGGCAGCGTCATAAACCCGATCCCCGCCGGTGCTGTTGAAAAAACCGCTCTTTTCCATTTACATTCCTCCCTTCAGCTTCTGAAACAGCGACAGCACGCCTTTTCCGAACACGATGTTCAGGCTTTGTCCATCGCTGTCGTAGCTTTCTTCTATTTCCGTGATGCGGGTTGTGAGCGTCACACCCCATTTTTTCGAGAGTACCTTGACGGTTTGCCCAAGGTCGAAATCAATCTTGTACCGCAGGTTGCCGTGGGGATTGGCGGCAGCGTCAAAGGACTGTGTCATCGTCAGCTCACTCAGCTTGCTTTGCCCGCGAAATACCAGCGCATCGGTATAACCCGCGCCGAAATCCTCCGAGCGCAGGTCTTTCGCGTCCACAAAAATCTCGCGGCGACTTTCGCCGGAGCCACCGCCCGTAGTGGCAAATACCCGCGCCGTTCCTTCGCCCTCGCCGCCGATCAGGGCGATGCCCGCGTAATCCACGGCGCTTTGCGTGTAGGTTTGACTGATTAGATTTTCATACTCCTTTGAAAAAACTGCCTGTGACTGTTCTCCGTTATACAACCGCACTGTGAATATCCGGTCTGCGGGACTGAATACCGTTTTAATCCCCGTGTCCGCAGCTTCACACAGCCCCGTCGCCGCGTCCATAAGGTTGCGGTAGGATATCTGCGTGCTGACCGGTAATGGAATCCCGTCATTGATATAGGAAACAAAGTCGATTTTCCGGTCGTTATTGCTTGGGTTGATTAGGTGGTTGTTCAACAACTGACCCACACAGGCCGAAAAGCTGCCGTTCAGCGTTTCCGTTCCCCATATAATGCGACGCGAAAGAAAGGATGTGGCAAACCGCCCGCTGACCGAAATAAACTCGTTTTCGGTCATGCTCATTTCCACATGCTCAATGATTCCAGCTTCCTCATCGTCGCTTTTCCACAGGCTGTTTCCGAGGATAAGCAGCGCGATATTTTCCGGTGTGGCGATGGCTTTAAGTTCAAAACCGCCGCAGGTGGAATAACGCCGCGTCCAGCGGAAGTATTCAAAGGATTCCACGACACCGACAAGCTCTCGATTATGGTCAAAGATATACAGCTCCATATCACACCCCCAAGAAACGCGGGCGGTAATAGACGCTGACTTCCAGCAAATCCATGTTCACGTCAGCGTCATAGCGCAGCAGGTTTCGTCCGGCTTCAAGTTGCAAAAACGTCGAGCCGATATCCAGCTCGGAAAATGCGTTGCTTTCCGTCTGGCCGATAACACGCGCCACCCGTTTACCCGCGAAGTGGGTATAGACCCGGATTTCCTCACCGGCGCTCATGGTCACGTTCAGCCGCACATATTCGCCGGTGTCCATATTCAGCAGCTCCGGAGCTTCCACCGTGCCGAGCGCCCGGAAAATAATCACGCAGCCGCACGCCACATCGCCGATGTTATCCACCGTGATGATCTGGCTGGGCTGCCGCGAACCAAATTCCATGCCGCCCTCCGGAATTTCCAAAGGAAACCGGAACAGCGGCGTCCACATAGCCAGCTCCGCCCGCACTTCCTCCAGCGTTTCAAAGAAAGGAGAGGGACAAAGCAGGCTGACAAAAAAATTCGGGGCGCGTTCCCTCGTGGAAGAAGTGAACCCAGCTTCTTCCACCACGCAGGTAATTTGCCGCCCCCGGTAAATCAGCGTTCCCTGCATCTTGGGTGTGAAAATGCGCAGGAACCGTTTCCGATGCTCATAGGCTTTGTCGGGTGTGCTGGCCGACACCGTGCCTTCCAGCGTAATGTTTCGCATATCCAGCGTAGAGGATATATAAAAAGCGCCGTCCTGCTCCGGCGCTCTGAATGTGTTTATGGTTTGCCGCGTCCGTCCGACACCGTCAATTCTCGTCAGGAAAAACGGACGCGCCTGCCGGAGAACCAGCCGTTCGCCGGATGTATTTATATAGGTAAGCTCCATGTCCGTCCCTCCCTTAAAATTCAAGCGCCAGCTTGCGCGACATATTCTTAAATTCCCGTGCCAGTTCCTTTTCGGACAGCGGCTTGGGTGTGACCACCGAAATGTTTTGCGTGATGTTGGTGCCGGGAACAAGCCCTCCTTGCCCGGACGCACTACCCGCATTTATATCGAAGCGCGTGGGAATTGCGTTTTGCATATCCCGTGAAACCGTAGCCATCGCATCCTCAAATCCCACGCCGATGCCTTCGCCCATGTTTTTGCCAAGACCGGCGAACAGCTTGGAGGGCGATTTAATACCGAAGAAGTTTTTAATCTTATCGACCACGTTTCCAAAGAAGCCGGAGATTTTGTTCCAGAGCCATGCGCCTGCGTCCGAAATACCCTGCCACAATCCCTTGATTAGATTGCCGCCGACCTTTACTATTTCGCCGATGGAACCGGTGAAGCCCTTGACCAGCGCCGCGATGATCTGTGGAACCGCCTTGACCACCTCGACGATAATTGTCGGAAGGTTGGTAATCAAGGCCACCAGAAGCTGCACACCAGCGAGGATGATTTTGTCGATGTTCCCGATAATGGCATTCACCAACGAGGTAACGATTTTTGGGATCGCCGTCACAACCGTTGATATGATTTGAGGCAGCGCCCGAATCAGCGACACTAAAAGCCGGATGCCCGCGTCAATGAGCAGCGGAATGGCCCCGATGACGGCGTTTATAATGTTATCTATAATCTGCGGGATTGCCTGCACGATGGCCTCAATGATAACCGGCAGCGCGGCAACCAGCGAGGTCAGTAGCTGAATCCCGGCGTCGATAATTTGCGGAATGGCCGCAATAAGAAAAGACACAATCGCCGCTATGATGGCGGGCAATGCCGAAACCATCTGCGGGATTGCGTCGAGAAGTCCCTGTGCCAAGCCGAGGATAAGTTGCAGCGCCGCTTCGAGCAGCATCGGCAGGTTTTCTACCAAACCTTGAACAATCGTCATAATTGCGCTAACAGCAGCCGGGATTAGTTTGGGGAGCGCATTTCCGATACCTTGAACCAAAGCCGTCACCAACAGCACCGCCGCGTTAATCAGAAGCGGCAGGTTGTCGATCAGAGCGCCAACGATGGTCATAACGGCATCCACGGCGGCGGGGATCAGTTTTGGCAGAAGCTTCAAAATTGTTTGAAGAACCTGCGTAAACAGATTGACCACCGTAGACAGCAGCGTAGGAAGCAAATCTCCGACCGCCTGTAAAATCCCGTCAAGAGCAGACGGCAAAGCGGCGACAATATTCTCAATGACCGGCGTGATGTTTTTCACGACGTTTTGGAACGCCTCCACCACGTTGCCAATCAGCAGTTTTATGTCCGCGTCCGCGTTGCCAAGCCCTGCCGTCAGATTGCCGATGGCCGACTGCATACCGGCAATAGACCCGCTTATCGTTTCGGTCGCTTCCTTGGCGGTCGTACCTGTGATGCCCATTTCTGTCTGTATGACGTGGATCGCCTCGGCAACGTCCGCATACGAAGAAATGTCGTATTTAATGCCGGAGAATTTTTCAGCATCGGCAAGCAGCCGCTCCATTTCGGATTTCGTGCCGCCGTAGCCGAGTTTGAGATTGTCGAGCATCGTGTAGTTTTGCTTTGCGAACCCTTGATAGGCGTTTTGTATGGACGCGATATCCGACCCCATTTTGTTGGCGTTGTCGGACATATCCGTGATCGCCATATCCGCGACCTGCGCCGCCTTTGCGGTATCGCCACCGAGAGATTGAATAAGACTCGCCGAAAATCCCGTGACCGTTTCCATATACTCGTTCGCGGACATACCGGCGGTCTTGAAGGCGGTTTCGGCATAGCCCTGCACGGTTTTTGACGCTTCACCGAACAGCGTATCCACACCACCGACAAGCTGTTCATAGTCCGCATAGGCGGCTATTACTTCTTTACCGAGTTTGATGGCGGCGGCGCCTGCGGCAACAGCAACCGCGCCCATCGCCACACCTATACCCTTTAAAATACCGCCCAGCTTCTCAAACTTGGAGCCGGATTTTTCCGCTTCATCGCCGGTTTCTTTGAGTTCGTCCCCGAGGTCATCGGCGTTTTCGGTTGATTCTTCAAGCTCCCGCTCCATGCCGTTCAGTTCGGCTTGCGCCTTGTTGAGCTGGATTTGCCAGTTCTGGGTGCGGCGGTCGTTTTCGCCGAAGCTCTCGGAGGCGTTCTTTAAGGCGGCTTCAAGGGTGGAAATTTTCTCTTTCTGCGCGTCGATTTCTTTATTCAAAACAGCGTTGCGGGAAGTGACCGCCTGTACGGATTTATCCTGTTTATCAAACATGCTGGTCACGAGGGTCATTTCGCTTCCCAGCACCTTAAAGCTCTGGTTGATATCGGAAAGGGCTTTCTTAAACTCGCGTTCGCCCTCCACACCGATTTTCAAACCAAAATTGTCCGCCATATAGCCTCACCTCCTACACACCCGGCGGGATGATATCGTCAATCGTCCGGGTTTTCTTTGGCTTCTCAATGCCGTGCCATTGCTTGTGGCACGCCCACAAATCAAAGAAAAAACCGATGGGCATGAGCCAGAAAATTTCTTCGCTCATGCCCATCTGCACCGTGCCGTAATAATAAAGCCGGGTAAACAGCTCCGCGTCTGTTACCCGACTTCCGCGTTTTTTGGGGAGGCGTCCTCCTCGCTTTCCACATTCCGCTTCGTACCCTTGAACATCGCCTCGGTGATCGCGTTTTTGTACGCCGCCAAATCCAGAGGCGAGGTGAGCAGCTCGACTTCCTCGTCGGTGAGCAAATCCTCGGGCGCGTCCTTATTTTTAAGGTTGTGGATGAGGATGGATTGATTGGCCAGCAGCGTCAAAAGCCACACGATCTCATCCAGCGCCATCTCAAAGTTCTCAGACTTCATCAGCTTTTCACCGAGATTTTCGAGACCGCCATATCTGCCCGCGATTGCTTTGGTCGCACGGGTAGTCAGAACCAGCTCATATTCCTTGCCGCCGATATTGATGACGGCGCTTCTTTCAGCGGCATTTTCTAAAATGCTTTTATCCATTTTCTGTACATCTCCTTTTAAACTTAATCACCTTCAGGCGGCTGCACGGCATAAACCGGCTCGTAAACCTCGCCGAACCAGCCGGTGATCGTCTCGGTGGTAACGCCCGTCCCGCCTTCGGTGACTTCCGCTTTCCACGGGTGTTTCCCGAGACCGTCTACTTTGTTCCGGCGCATAACCGTGCCTTCGATAGTCGGAGTGGAAAAGGTGATGGAATCGCCCTTCGTCTGCAGGTTGGTCGCCGGGATGCCGAAAACAACTTTATACAGCCAGAAATAGCGGTACTTGCCATCCGCTTTCAAAGCCCGAAAGCCCACCGCCACGGGGCTGCCTGTGTTTTCACTTGCGGAAATCAGCACGCCGTTATCGTCCGTGACGGCTCCCGTCAAGTCCTGCGCGACGGCTACGCCGATATCGTCCACGCCGAGCGAAAGCGTCCCGGACTTAAAGTCCTTGATGACCTCCGCCGCGCCGTCGTCCGCATACAGCGTCGCCTCGGCCAGCTCGATGGACAGCTCCGCCGTAATCGCCTTTGCCAGAGAAACAGGGACGGCGTAGGTTTCCTCGCCGTCCTCGGCTTCGGTGATTTTGGCATAATACAGCCTGTCAAGGCCAATGGTTGCCATAACTCATTCCTCCTTCAATTCAAAATTTTTCGCCACGTCAATGGCGTAATGGTGATAGCCGGTATCGTCCTCATGGCCGATATACCGGCGTTCGGTGACCGTCAGCCCCGCGTTCAGCAGCGCTTTTTCCACCTGTCTTTTCCGCGCCATGTAGTTGCCCTTGGAAAACAAAGACAACCGCGCCTCCTGAATCTCATGGTGAGGGCGGTTGTCCGCGAATACCTCAAAGGTATCCGCCAGCGGGGTGATAACCAGATATTCGTCGGGCGGCACGCCGCTGAAAACTCCGGTTTCAAGGGGAATCCCGACCGGCTCTAAACTTGTATTTAAATCCGAAAGCAGGCTCATATCCGGTTCACCTCCTCGTCCAACTTTACCTTCATCGCCTCGATACACGGCTTCCTGCCAGCGGATTTGGCCGGTTTCAGGAACGGCTTCGGAGGTTGGCCTGATTTGCCGTATTCGATGATATTGGCGAGCTTGGCGTTGCTTCCACCGCCGTGCCGTGGTTCATTGAATCCGACCTTGACGTCCCAACCGGAGCCGTCCCGCTTCTGTTTGGCGGGAGACAGGCCAAGCGAGCGTTCCAACTCGCCGGTGGAGCGGCTTTTCTCCTTTGTGCCTTTCCCGACCACGGAGGAGAGGTTGTTTTTGACCTTGGAAAGCACGACTTTACCGCCCGCCTCCAGAACCTTGGGGATAATCTCGTCGGTTTTGTCCGCAAGGTGGGAGAGCCGCAGTAAGAAGTCCTCCGGCATCTTGATTTCAGCCTTTGCCATCATCTCACACTCCCTTCCAGCTTCTCGGCGAGAACCTCCACATACATACCGCGCCCGCGCACGTCCTCCGCGCTTACGATGTTGTACCTGCCGCCGCCGTCGGAGATGAAAAGCGAAGCGGTTACGTCCACGCCGGGAATTTTACGGAAGCGGAACATCGTTGTCACACCCGAAAACGCAGCGTTGCCGACGATTCGCTCCCATCTCGCGCTTGTGTTGCGGGTTTCCTTATACGCCCGCACCGAAGCGAGGACGCGGTCGCCCTTTGTGACAAAGCCCTCCGCGTCCTTGGCGGGTTCGGTCGTGATGATGTCGATGGGCGTATTCATTTTCCCGTATGCCATGTTCACACCCCCCAAAGCCTATCCAAGCGAAGCAGCGTATTTACCGTATCCCAAACCTGCCGCCCCGCCTGAACCGAATCCGCGAAAAAGCCGCCCGTCGAGCCGTCGCGTGACTCGTACCAGTTCGATACGAGCATAATCACCGCTTGCTCGGTGGTGGGGGGCATATCCGCGTCCCCGTAATGGCCCGCCGTCAGGTGCTGATAGCTTTCGGCGTAGCTCACGGCGGCGGCGATGAACCGCAGGAGCAGGGCGTCGTCCTCGCTATGCGTGAGGATAAGGTTCTCTTTGACTTTCGGTAACAATTCTGTTGGCGTCATCGCCGCCACCTCCCTTCGTCAGATTAGGCTCCCATTTTGAGCAGTTGTATACCCTCGGACAAGATGACCTTGCCGTCGACGCGCTCGGTGGCGATAAAGCCGACCTGCCCGTTCCCGGCGTAGAGTTCGTTAAGGCGCTGCACCGTGCGCCCCATGCGGTCGGCAATCCAGTAGTTGGAGAAGTCGCCGAAGGCAATCGGCAGCGTCGAAGCCGCGGCCGCCGGGACATAGGGGCTGGTGTAGATCGGGTAGCCGAGCAGACGGTCTGGCTGACCCGCCTGAACCGACGGCTGCCAGAGGTACGCGCCGTTGTTGTCTTTGAGTTTCCGCAAAGCGGACACCGTCACGTCCTTCATCAGGAACGCCGCGTTCCTGCGATAGGGGCTTTTCAGCGCGTAGATGAGGTCGATGAGGTTGTCGACGGTAATTGCCGTGGCGGAGCCCGCCGTCACGCCGACCGTGCCGCCGTTTGCGGTAAAGATGCCCGTGGGCTGACCCGTGCCGGTACCGACGCAGAAGGCTTCCTCCTCGGCCACGCCGAACGCCCGCGCGAACTCGCCCGCGATATAGGTTTCGAGGTCGAACATACTGTCTTGGAGCAGTTCGATGGAAACCTTCACGAGGTCGGTCAGCTTGAAGGCGTCGATGGTCTTCTGCGCGAAGGTCGGGTTGCTCTCGGTGTAGGCGGCGTTCTCGGCCGTCCACTGGGCGGTGGAGTGGGTCGCCGCGATGGGAATTTTGCGTTCCGCCGAGGTTGTGATGGTCTTAGCGATGGAGCGGATAACGTTGGCTTCCTCAAGCCCCGTAATAATTTGCCGCTCGAACTCCACCGGCACGAGGTAGCCGCCGTCCGTATCGGGAGACGTACTCAGGACGTTGTTGAGGGGCGGTTTTCCGCGCAGGATTTTGCCGAAGTCCGCCTTGTACTCATCGGAAGCCCTGCCGGTTTTGGTTTCGGCAGGTTTGGCGGGGGCGCCCAATATGGGATTGCTGGTCGGCTTCGCCATTTCGAGGTCATACGCCGCCTGACGCTGCAAACGCTCGATTTCGCGGCCTAAGGCGACCATGTCGGCTTCCATTTTGTCGTACTCGGCGGCGGCTTCGGGCGGCACCATACCGTCCGCGCCGCGCTTGTGGTCGAGGAATTCCTTGGCGGTGTTCCAGATTTTGTTGCGCTTCTCACGCAGTTCAAGGATCGTACTCATTGTCTTTACCTCCATAAAATTAGTGTGAAATTAAAGAGAGCCGCCTCTCCAGCGACTCTGCGGGGATGCCTTTCGGCTGTTCGGTTTGCTTGGGCGCCGCTTTCGGCATTACCTTGCCGAGCAGGGAGTTCGTGACCGCCCGCCTTGAGAAAGCGAACGTCACATCTTCCGAGGGCTTGCGCTTCTCGTCCTCGAGGATGCCGTCCGCGAAGCCGAGTTCAATCGCCTTGTTGGCGTTCATCCACGTTTCGGCGTCCATCCAGTGGGAGATTTTCACCCGCGACTGACTCGTCTTGATTTGGTAGGCGTTGATGATGCTCTCCTTGACCTCGGCGAGCATATCGATGGCTCTCCGCATTTCCTCGCTGTCGCCGATGGCGATGGTCAGCGGGTTATGCACCATCATCAGGGCGGTAGGGGCCATCAGCACCTTCGTCCCCGCCATGGCGACTACGCTTGCGGCCGATGCCGCAATGCCGTCGATTTTTACCGTGACGTTGCCCTTGTAATCCATCAGCATCGCATAGATTTGGCTTGCTGCCACGCAGTCCCCGCCCGGGCTGTTGAGCCAGATGGTGATATCGCCTTCGCCGGAGAAAAGCTCGTCGCGGAAGAGCCTCGGAGTGACCTCGTCGCCCCACCAAGTCTCCTCCGAAATCTCGCCGTCAAAATAAAGGACACGCCTGTCCGCGTCGGAATCGCGTGCCCAGTCCCAGAATTTTTTGTTTTTACCCATCAGCTTGTATCCTCCTTCGGGTTGTTGTTAGTACCGTTTGTGTTATACGCAGCGCCCACGTCGGCGAGTTTGACCATGTTGCCGTTCAGGACGTGGATGTTCCCGCCCTCGGAATCAGGGAGCAGGTTCAAGTCCTCAAGGCTTCTCACGTCGTTGACCGAGTAGAAGCCGTTCTGTATGCCGACCGAATAGCCTTGCATACGGCTTTGGTAATCGCCCCTGAGCAGGCCGTCGAGGTTGAACTTGATGAATACCGTTGATTTTTCGGACGGCAGCAACAACGCCTGCTGCAGCGCCTGTTCCCAACGGATTACCCACGGGTCGAGGGTGTACTTGACGAACTCAAGGCTCTGCTGTTCGATGTTTGAAAAGCTGCTCTTTTCGAGGTCGCCAACCATGTGGGGAGGCACACGGAAAATCCGGGCGATTTCGTTGATTTGGAATTTCCGTGTCTCAAGAAACTGCGCCTGTTCGGGCGGTATGGACATCTGGTGGAATTTTAGCCCTTCCTCCAGCACTGCCACTTTGTGGGCGTTCGTCCCGGAGAACTGCGACTGCCAGCTTTCCCGAAGCCTATCGGGGTCTTTGACCACGCCGGGGTGTTCCAACACGCCGCCGGGGTTCGCGCCGTTGGCGAAAAAAGCGGCTCCGTAATCCTCGGTGGCAAGGGCAAGCCCGACGGCGTTCTTCGCCATCGCGATCGGCGAGTAACCAATCAGCCCGTCGAAGCCTAAACCGGGGATATGCAGGACGCTCTCTTTGCGCAGTTTGACTTGCCCTTTGTCGCTCTGGTAGGTGTAGACCAGTTCGCCGCTTGGGTCGCGGTCGACCGCCATTCGGTCGGGCAGCATGGGGTAGAGCGCGACGGGATAGCCCCGGCCATCCCTGACGACCTGCGCGTAGGCGTTGCCCCATAGGAGCAGGTGCGCCATCAGGGTCTCGCGGAATACGAAACTGGTCATTTCTTTATTTGGCTCGTCGTGCAAAAGCCTTTGGAGCGGGTGGCCAGGCGAGCGTTCCTTGCCGCCGTCACCGTTGCGGCGGTAGACATGGAGCGGCAGACCGGCAATCGACTCCGACAGAATCCGCACGCAGGCGTAGACCGCCGAGGTCTGCATCGCCGTCCGCTCGTTGACCGCCTTGCCGCTGGTCGTGCCGCCGAACAGGAAATTCCATCCGCCGCCGACGGAGTTTTTCGGCTTATCCCGCGCCTTGAAGATGTTTTTGAATAACCCCATGGGCGTCCCCCTCCTTTAAAAATGGACATGGAAAAGGCACCGCCGAAGCGATGCCCAATCCATAATATATGACTTGACTGTATCCCGATTCAGAGCATATATGGTCATGCGGAAGGCTTTAATCAAATCGACTTTTTATTGCCTTCCGACTTTCCCGAAAGGCGGAAATCATAATGAACGCGTTTAATTCCATGGAAGGGATACTCGGCGATACAAGGACGCAGCACTTAAAGCGCGCTTTTGCGGAGTTCCTTGAGCAGTCCCGGCTCATCAGGGACAAGCTCGGAAAACAAGCGTACTTATTCGACCAGTATTTATCCCTTCTTCTCGAATCGGCAAAATTGTACACTCGCGTATGACGCGGCAGGCAGGGGCTTCGATGGAGAATCCCCGATGTTTCGGATGTGCCTTGAAATCCTTCGGCATAAGCCCAAGGACACCGAAAACCCCGTCTACGACATCATGAAAGCCTACATCGATGCCAACCCGCTCCCATACCAGGAGGACGGGACGAAACGGGCGGTATACTGCGCCATGCTCTCAGGTAACCTACTCGAAAGCGCGGTAAAGCTGTTTGAGGAAGAACTGACCGAGTGCTTTCGAACAGTCGTCGATATCGTCGACCTGCGCGACCTGTACCGGAAAATATGCGCGATACTCAGCGGCGAGGACGATATGGAAAAGCTGCACCTGCTTTTCCGCCAACGCTTCCTGATTGCCACGCCGGTCGCCGTATTTATGCAAGGAGCGGCCAACCAGCTGATATACTCTCTTCTACACCGCGACAGGGAGACTTCGAGACAGGCGTTTCAACTCATCCTCGACGAAATGCTGTGCGTACCGGACGGGTCACAGGATTAAAAGCCCCCGTTCGTTGTAGACGCTATCCGTTGCGCCGCCGCCGAGCGTGGCGCGCGCAAACCCCATGATGAGCGCCACGACGCCGTCGATTTTCTCGGTGGATTTCTTCTTGTTGGGCTTGATATTGCCCGCCGCGTCTTGGTCGATGATAACGTTGCCCATGTTCCAGTCGAGGACGGGATGCCTACCGTGGCGGATTCTGCCCTCCATGACAAACTGGTAGAAGTCCTTGGAGGGCGGGGACATCGAAACGAAGCCCTGCCCGAATGGGAATACCGTGAAGCCGTGTTCCGCACCCAACTCCTCCAGATCGCGCCGTATCTTCTCCGCTCCGTAGCGGTCGTAGGCGATCTCACGGATTTTGAACCGCTCCGACAACTTGGCGATAAACGCCACGATGTAGTCGTAGTCCACGACATTGCCCTCGGTGGTGTTGAACACACCTTGCTTTTTCCATACGGCATAAGGGACGTGGTCACGCCGCGTCCGCAGGTCGATCACATCCTCCGGCAGCCAGAAGAAGGGCATCGCCGTGTACTTCGTGTCGCCGCTGGCGGGCGGGAATACCAAGACCAGAGCCGTCAGGTCGCCTGTCGAAGATAGGTCGAGACCGCAATAGCAGTCGCGGCCCTCGTACTCCTCCCAGTCGATTTCCTCGCCGAGCACGTCCCATTTGTCCATCGGCATCCAGCGGATGTCGGCGTTGCACCACTCGTTCAGGCGGAACTGCCGGAAGTGCATCTCCTCGGCGGGATTCTGCTTCGCCTGTTCATAGGCGGCTTTTACCGTCTCATACGGAATCGTCACGCCGATGGAGGGGTTGACCCGCCGCCAAACACGCTCGTCTTCCCAGTTGTCATCTTTCTCGATGCCGAATACGGCAGGATAAAAAGACGGGTCGATTTTGGAACCGTCCATTACGGCTTTCGCCTTGCAGTGAATTTCATAGCAAATGCTCGTTTTATCGCGGCCCGCCGTGGTAATGAGGAAGTAGAGCGGCTGCCGTCTGGCGTCGCCCGTGAATTTGGTCATGGTGTCGAATAGCTCGCGGGTCTGCTGGGCGAACAACTCGTCGAAGATAAGCCCCGACACATTGAAGCCCTGCTTGGACTTTGTTTCCGAGGACAGCACGCGGTAGAAGCTGTTGGTATGCCCGAACACGATGCGCTTCGTGCTTGGCACGAGCTTGGAAAGCTCCAGCAGGTCGCGGTTCTGCTCCACCATCGCCTTTGCCGTGTTGAACACGATGGACGCTTGGTTGATGTCGGCGGCGCAGGAGTAGACCTCCGCGCCCGCTTCGCCGTCGGCGAACAGGAGGTAGAGGGCGATTGCCGCCGCCAGTTCAGACTTGCCGTTCTTTTTGCCGACCTCGACATAGGCGGTGCGGAACTGCCGGTAACCGTCAGCGTCCACAACGCCGAAAATATCCCGCACGATCTGTTCCTGCCACGGCATCAAGCGGAACGGCTTCCCGTACCATTCGCCCGTGGTGTGCTTGAGCATCGAGATGAATCCCACCGCGAAGTCAGCCCGCCGCTCGTCGTAACGCGACGTGGGCAACATCAGCGGTGTCGGTGTGTATACAAAGTCGCCCATCGGCGAACCTCCTTCCTGAAAAATAGCGATAAAAAAAGACCTCCACCCGGAAGCCTTGAAATTTATCTGTACGAGAGACAGCCCCTTGCGGGGTGGCTGCCTTTCGGTTGTTTTCGAGTTTAGTTGTACTTTTCGAGGATGATGGCGTAGACCGCTTTTACCTCATCGGTCGGCTCCACGTCCCAGCCCCTGTCGTAGTTGCAGAGGTCTTTGGGTTCGCCGACCTTGCGGATTGTCAGCTTGCTGATTTTGCCGCCGTCAATCCCGAACTGGGAGCCTTCCTCAAAATGCTTGACCCAGTATTTGTACTGAACGCCCGTCGTTGGGCAAACGATAATGCCTTCGCTCCACATAGTCGCGTCCTCCTTACGGTTTCTCGGTCAGCCGACCGTCAATCAAAATGTAGCGGTGTTCATAGCCCCGCTCATCCTTGGCGATAATACGCAGTTCGCCATTTTCAAAGGCGTTGTAAGCCTTTACGCAAGTGTATCCGTCGCCAAGCTGCTCTTTGACCATTTGCCTGTAATCCATCGTGGTTGCCTCCTTAGACTTGAGTGTTGTGTGCCTTGCGGCATACACATATTCGCTCTAAAACGCCGTAATAGCAAGTCAATTCCGAGATATAAAGCACACAATTTTTCGGGGCTGTGTAGCCGCCGTTCTTGTGTACTTTACGGGAACTCCACGATGTCGGCGTCGCTCAACTCGCCCGTCAGGATGAGGGACGAATAAGACTTGGTGTTCATAAAGATGAAGTCTGCCAACTCGTGAAACCCCATATCAAGGGCGATTTCAAACGCCGCCTTCGCGTCGAACATATTCGTCCTGCCCGTGGCCGCCACTTTCCGGCACTGTTCCTTGATGACCTCGGCTTTGGAAAGAAGCCGTATCTCATCCTCGCCATAAACCGCGCCAAGGGTGGAGCCGTCATCCCAGTCGGCGAAGACCGTCCCCGTGTCGTCCACGCAGGAGACCGTGCCGCGGTCGCCGGGCTTGAGGGTGGCATAGGGGTCGGACATGGACACCAGTTCAATCCTTGCCCCTTTCGGGTATTGCCCGCGGACCCGTTCGACCGTTTCTTTATTCGGAAACATCATCCCGCACCTCCGTTTTTTTCTTCGCGCCCGACTTATAGGAACTGTCGCCGCTCAGGTTTTGGAGTAGTATTTTCCTCGAAACCTTGTACTCGTCGCCGATGAAGCCGAGGGAGAGCAGCCAGCACCGCATGGCGTATTTGGGGTTTTCCACCTCGCGCTCCTTGGCGGCGACGCGGCTTTTTTCCTTTGCCGCCGCGCAGATTTTCTCAACCAGCGTGGCGCAGGCTTTGACCGTATCGCCGTCAAGCTCGCCGCTGAACCATGGGAAACTGAGCGTGTCCGCGGTCTGCCGTATCGGCAAGTCTTCCGCGCCGAGGGCGGCCTTGAGCAAGCCCTCCTTCGCCTTGACCAGCTTGGCGAGGTTGTCGAGTTTCTCCGGCGTGAAACCTGTCAGCGGAACCTCAATCACAAGGCTGTCGGGTTCGGGAACGTCGTCGGCTCGCATTCCGTTTTCGCCTTGGAAGTCTTCGCGGCGGGTGCGGCCAAGCCCCAGTTCTTCTTCCTCGGTCATCGGCAGGCTGAGAAAATAATCGTCAATCTGCTTTTGCATTTCCGGTGTGAACGGCACCGTGGGGTCTGCGTATTGTCCGGGGTGGTGCTGGTCGCCATCGTCCTCGGCGGGCGTCGCGCCCAGTTCTTTAGGACTTTCAAGCGCGCCCATACCGCCGAGCCCGCTCTCGTAGGTGTCGGGTTCATCATATTCGCGCTCGCCCACGTCGAAACCCGCTTGGTGGAGCGCATCCTCCAAGTCGAGGTTGTCGATTCCCGTAAGCATCCCGACCTTGTCGATGTGGTACCCGCCGACCTTGTAGGCGAATGTCGGCGCTCCGAGGTATTTTGTCGGGGCGTTCAGGGCTTGGCTGATGGCCCCCACCAGCGACTTGCGCTCCGCGCCGGTTACGTTGTAGCTCAGTTTCATGTTCGTTTCCTCCGTTTTCCTTGATTTTGCGGGCTTTGTTGCCCCCGCGCATTACATATATCACTCTAAACGCCTGAGATAGCAAGCGTTTATGTGATAATAAATGTACCGAACATCAAGGAAAAACAGCCGCTTATCCTTGTGTGTATGACCCAATGCCCGAAAGCACGAACACCACGCAAGGCAGCGCCACGCCGTTGCCCCACATCTTGTACTCGGCGGCATCGGAACGGGGGGCTTTCAGCCACTTCACAATCTGGTTGCGGGTCTTGGGCTTCGTGGACATACCTATAATATTACGGTGCGTTTCCCAGACATCCGTCCAGAAAGAGATATCCTCCTCGGTCGGCTCCGGCGTTTCAAGCCCCGCGCACCAGTCGGGCGGGAAGCCTTGGAGAAGGGCGCATTCGATCGGGGTAAGCCGCCGGACGATATAACGGGAGCAAACCGCCGAAGGCCCGCGGGAGGTGAGGGTGGTCACGCTTTCCTCCGTAAACTGCGGTTTATACTGCGCGTTTTTTCCTTGGTTAAAAGCCGCCCGGTCAATCCCGTAACTCACCGCGTGGCGCTCCACGGAGTTGAGCGTGAAGGAAACATCTCCGCCGTAACCGTCGCCGCGATGTGAGGGACGAGAGCCATTGCCTTCTAAAGCCACAATCGCCATACCGCCCGCGTTCTTGTTCGGGTCGGGGACGGAGGTGTCGATAGTTCGGGCGGTGTCGGCTTCATAGATGCCGCTGCGCGGGTTCGCCGATTTCATCGAGTTGCTGTTTTTGGAACAAATGCCGAACGCCGTCATCACCATCGGGACGGAGTTGCCGCCCGCCTGACCGCGCAGGGTCGGCGTGACTTTTTCGCTGTAGGCGATGCTCCCGGCATCCGCCCCTTGGCCACCCATGAACGCAGCGGGAGTTAGTTGGGTCCCTTTGTTTTCGTCCATCACAAGCGGAACGTTGCCGCCGCCTGTTCCCATGCGTTCCGAGAGGGTCTGGACGACGCCGTCCTCGCGGAGCCTCACGCGGCTGTCGGCGGGGTGATTCTCAATCGCGACGGCGGTTTGGTTGTCGCCCATATCGGCGCGGAGCGCCCCGACGGGAGCGCCCTTCCAAACATGGCCGCCTAACCTTGAGCAGGCGCCGGGTTCGAAGCCGACTGTGCTTCCAGCGCCAGCCGCAAGACCTCCGGTAGTTGCTTGCCACGGATAGCCGCCCGACGGAGGATTCCCTCGCAGGCGCGACTCGTCAAATAATATTTCTCCGGCACGTTCTCCTGTAAAATCGACGACAACGTAACAACGGCGGCGTCTCTGGGCGACTCCCCAAAATTGAGCGTCAAGCGTTCGCCAACCGACTGAGAAACTGTCTCCCACGATTTCCCCGCTCGTTGACCATTTGCCCTTTTCAGGCAAAGGTACTGACAGGGTTTCGTCTTTGATGTGTACGAGTTCATTGAGTACCTCCTGAAAATCAAGCCCGCCGTTTGAGGAATACATACCCGGCACGTTCTCCAATACGGCAAACTTGGGGTATTCGTTACCTGTGGCGGTGAGCATTTCCTTGATAATCCGTATCACCTGAAAGAACAGCCCCGACCGCTCGCCGTGAAGCCCGGCGCGCTTGCCCGCGACCGAGAGGTCTTGGCAGCAAAAACCGCCCGTGATGATGTCCACGGGCGGCACGGCGGCACCGTCTATCTTATTGATGTCGCCGTAGTGCTTCATATTCGGGAATCGTTTGGTCGTGACCCGAATCGGGAACGGCTCCACTTCCGATGCCCAGAGTGGCTCGATGTCTGTTAAAACGGCCCCGAGCGGAAAGCCGCCGGAGCCGTCGAAGAGCGAACCGAGGGTGAGTTTCTTATCCACGCTTCGCCACCTCCCTGACGAGGTCGGCGTAGCGGAGGGTTTCGCCGCACCGCTCGCAGGTGATGTCCGCACCGCCGTTCCCCTTAAACTCGGCGTACCGGCGCAGGATGACGGACGCGTATTTTTCGTCCAGTTCGAGCATATTGCAGATACGGTCGGCTTGCTCGCAAGCAATTAAGGTTGACCCCGAACCGCCGAAAGTATCCAGCACGATGCCGTTCGCCTGACTGCTGTTCTTTATCGGGTAGGCGAGCAGGTCAAGGGGCTTGCTGGTCGGGTGGTCGCCGTTGCGCTTGGGTTTGGCGAAGTTCCAGATGGTAGCCTCCGACCGCCCCGCGTACCATTTGTGCGTCCCCGTTTTCAGCCAACCGTAGAGGATAGGCTCATGCTGCCATTGGTACGGCGAACGCCCCATGACAAAGCTATCCTTGACCCAGATGCAAGTGCCGGACAGATGGAAGCCCGCCTCACGGAACGCCCTGCGGAAATTCTCGCCCTCGGTGTCGGCGTGGAAGATGTACGCCGAGCCGCCCGATTCAAGGTTATCGGCAAGATTGCGGAAAGCCGAGAGCAGGAATGTATAAAACTGCTCCGCTTTCATGCTGTCGTTCTTGATTTTCAGCCCGCTCGAACCCTCGAAATTCACATTATACGGCGGGTCGGTCAGGACGAGGTTCGCCTTGCGCTCGTCCATTAGTTTCTTGACCGTGGCGGCGTCGGTGGCGTCCCCGCAGATCATGCGGTGCCGCCCCAACGTCCACACATCGCCGGGCAAAACAAAAGCCGCCTGTTCAAGGGCGGCCGTAAGGTCAAATTCGTCGTCCTGCACCTCGCCGGTGTCGGCGGCGAAGAGCTTCTCTATCTCGTCCGCCCCGAAGCCGGTAAGTTCCACGTCGAAGCCCAGTTCTTTTAAGTCGGCAAACTCCAAAGCGAGCAGTTCCTCGTCCCATCCGGCGTTTTGAGCCAGCCGGTTGTCGGCTATGATATACGCTTTCTTTTGCGCCTCGGTCAGGTGTTCCGCGAACACACAAGGGATTTCAGTCAAACCCTCGGCTTTCGCCGCCAAGACGCGTCCGTGACCCGCGATGATGTTGTAGTCCTTATCGACAATCACAGGATTGACGAAGCCGAACTCACGGAGCGAAGAACGCAGCTGTAAAATTTGTTCCTTGTTGTGCGTTCGGGCATTCCGAGCGTATGGGATTAAACGGTCAATATTCACTTGTTCAAATCTGTTTGTGGATTTCATCCGTTAAAACCCCCTGTTCATCAAAAGGGCGAGGAAGTCGTTTTTCTCCTCGCTCTGAACTGTGCTGTATTTGTTGATGACTTGCATGATCAGGTTCCAGTCCGCCTGCATCGCCTTGTAATACTGAGACCCCGCCGTGACGTATGGAGACAGCTTCAGGTCTTTGGTCATGCGCCCGATTTTTCGGTTCATGGCTTCGCAGGCGAGGAAGCCCTGCCGATTCAGCACATAGTCCGTAATGGTCTGCGGCGCGACATATCCTTCGCAACCGCGAGCCGCGATGTATTCCTCGATTTCATTCCGCAGAGCGTCTGCCGACGGCACTTCTTTTTCACATTCCTTCATCGCCATAGCGAAGAAGTCCGCCATCACGTTTTTAGAGTTGACCTTCTTGGGTGGTGATGCCGTAGACCCGACCGGCTTTGCGGTTTTACCTTCGAGTTTCTTTTCTGTTGGATTTTTCCGAGGGCGGCCTGCCCCCGGACGGTAGCCTCCGCTGGGCATGAGCGTCACCTCGCTTTGATTTTGATTTCCGGTTTGATTTTTTGATTTTTGATTTTTGAAAAATTCACGCGAAAGGCCGAGCGCGCTGCCCAGCCATAAAGCGGCGGAGATTCACACCGCCCCTCCCGGTATCCAAAGTGGTTCGGCCTACATTTTGGGCCGGACCACTTTTACCGGTGAGTTAGAAATAGTCTCCGCATTCGGCGTGTAGCCGAGAGTGGCACTCGGAACACAGGGCTTGCAAATTACTCCAGTCGTTCGTGCCGCCGTCGGTCAGCTTGCGCTTGTGGTGTACCAGTTCGGCGGGCGTGAGCCGTCCGTCGCGCTTGCACACCTCGCACAGCGGGTTTGCCGAAAGGAAAGCCGTGCGTATCCTGTTCCATGATCGCCCGTAGCGTTTGTTGGCTTCGGGGTCGCGGTCGCAGTGGTTGTAGCGTTTAGCTTCCTGTTTCTGATGTTCCTCACAGTACCTGCCCGCGGTCAGCTTTGCGCAGCCGGGGTGGGCGCAGGGCTTCTTTGGTTTGTATGGCACGACAGCACCTCCGTTTCCGCGCATAATCATAACCACTAGTAAACTAGTGGTTTGCACAGGCCCTAAAAGGGCCTACTACAGGCTTAGCCCCTTAAGGGGCACCGAACTATATCATCGCATTACACGCCCCGCCACCGCTAAAGCGGTAAATCTTGTTCATTTTCAGTTTGGTGCAATGGATAAGTTGCTTTTTACTTCACTACACCAATTAAATGCTGCGATTGGGTAGATTGAATAAAGGGCATTTGCTAAAGCATTTTTGTCTACACCCCGGTAGAACCGGGGGTTTAGATACGCTAAAGCTGGAAGAAAAACCCCGTGGAATTTCTCCCACGAGGCTCGCGTATGCTTTCAATTCTGCCATTATAGTTATATCATTTAAGCCGCGTGGCTTTCTATGACATTTGGCGACATCCTCATTGGCGGCGGCGAATCAAATCCACTTCCTCCAAAGCCCTGCCGTGCAGCCGGTGGATGTGCCGCAGGTCATAGTGGAGAGTTACGGCGATTTCCTCCCACGTCTTGAAGCAGAGGTAACGCATCTCCAAAATGGTTTGGAGTTCGGTGCGCTCCACGCATTTGATGATGGTGACCACCTCGAGCTTCAGGTCGATGAGGGATTTCAGGTCTGCGTTGATTTCCGATTCCAAATCAAGAGCCTTGGTAATGAAGTCCTGCATACGATGGATGTTCGGGCTTGGATTCCTCGGCATATCCGACAGGGTGGCGGTCGCTTTCGTCGCCAGTTCCCTGAGTGATTGCACCTGTTCTAACTTAGAGTTGATGCGTTGGTCGATGCGGTAGGCTTGGGAGAGGTACTCCTTCGCCGTCAGTTTCTCCGTATCCATAGGCTACCTCCGATTTCAATAAAGAGATCCGCTCGGATTGGCAGCTTTTGTCTCCGTAGATTTGCTCTATAAATTGGCTTTCACGGCTTCGATTAACGCGCTTTGGGTGCTGTCCTTCTCGGACAGGGCTTTCAAGATTCGCTCGTCAATCGTGCCTTTCGTGACGATATGCTGAACCACCACGGTTTCGGCTTGCTGGCCCTGCCGCCAGAGCCGCGCCACGGTCTGCTGGTAGAGTTCCAAACTCCATGTCAGCCCGAACCAGACAAGGTGGCTGCCGCCCGATTGCAGGTTCAACCCGTGACCCGCCGAAGCGGGGTGGATTAAGGCTACCGGCAGTTCGCCGTCGTTCCACCTACGGATACTGTCGGCGGTATCCATCTTGGAGAATGGTATATGGCGGTTTTTCAGCCTTGCGCTTATCCGCTCCAGGTCGTGCTTGAACCAGTACGCCACAAGGAGCGGCTTTTCGTTCGCCGCTTCGATGATGTCCTCCAAAGCGTCGAGTTTGCGGTCATGGATATGGCTGACCTCGCCGCCGTCGCCGTAGACCGCCCCGTTCGCCATCTGGCACAGCTTGCCCGACAGGGCGGCGGCGTTGGCGGCGGTGATTTCGCCGGCGGGCAGTTGCAGTACGAGGTCTCGTTTCATTTCCTCGTACCGCTCCCGCTCGTCGTCCGACAAAAGTACGGTGTATTCGCCGCTGACCAGTTCCGGCATCATCAGGTGGTCGGTGGACTTCATCGAAATGGTGATGTCGGCGATTTTGGCGTAAATCCGCTTCTCCGCGTCCGGCAGCGGCTTATAGCTGAATATCACCTGACCGTTGCGTTTGTCGGGGACGAAGTAGTCGGCGCGGTACTGCCCGATGAACCGTCCGAGCCGCTGCCCCATGTCCAGAAGCCGGAACTCAGCCCACAAGTCCATCAGCCCGTTGCCGCTCGGCGTTCCCGTAAGCCCGATAATACGCTTGACCTTGGGGCGAACCTTCATCAGGCTACGGAACCGCTTCGACTGGTGGCTTTTGAAAGACGAGAGTTCATCGACCACCACCATGTCCCATTGCCACGTAATGCCGCTGTCCTCAATGAGCCACTGCACATTTTCGCGGTTGATGATGTGGATGTCGGCTTGCTTCCATAGGGCGGCTTTACGCTCGGCTTCCGTGCCGACCGCCACGGAGAACCTCAGGCCGGAGAGGTGTTCCCATTTCCGAAGTTCCTCCGGCCATGTGTCTCTCGCCACTCGAAGCGGAGCGATGACCAGTACGCGGTGGGCTTCAAAGCTGTCAAACAAGAGGTCGTTTACCACCGTCAATGTAATCACGGTCTTTCCTAACCCAAGCCCATATCCAGCAGGACCGCGGCTATGGCGTTCCTCTCGACGTAGTCGATGGCGTATCGCTGATAGCCGTGAGGTATGAACTTCATGTGGCGTCACCTCCCATCTGTTTCAAAATTTGTTGTATCCGCCCCACGTCGTCCAAGACGTAGACTTTGAACCCGATCCGCCGTAACATCCCATGCCTTGATTCCTGCAAAGGACGGGGTTTCTCCCCGTGCCGCTTCACTTCCACGAAGGCGATTCTCCCCATCGGGAGTAGGACAAGGCGGTCAGGCATTCCGTCGAATCCGGGGCTTATGAATTTAGGCGCGATACCCCCCATCGACTTGACCGCCTCGACGAGTTTGCGCTCCAGTGTTTTCTCCCGCATAGACACCTCCGTTTGCCGATTTGCCGAATTTCCCATACTGACCATTGTTCCTATAAATTCCTCGCGGGCGTATACGGGCGCCCGCTCATTCCTGTTTCCACCTACTACATATACATTGAAAAGGAGTAGGGTTTTATCGGCAATATCGGCAACAGCAATCCGCTTTACCGGTTTTATCGGGGCTTGCGACCGTGCCGATGCCGTATGCCGAAGCCCTAACCGGCACAGTGGGCAGGTCCCGAACGAACTACTCCTCACGGACATACACCCGTTGAATCCCGTATATGGGGATATTCCGCTTGCCGGTCTTGCCGCCGGCGTACCGCTCCCAGCCGCCGATGCTCCTGACGATGGCTTCGATTTCGTAGGAATCGGCTTTCTTGATACCGTCCCTCGACCGCCCGAAGCACTCGCACCAGATTTCGATATTGCTGACCTGCGTCCGGCGCACCGTTCCCGCGGCCCTCGTCGGGTCGTCGGGTGAGCGGAAATATTCCTGACGGCGGTAAATGTCCATCTCGTCCCAGTTGGTGGGAAGAAGGGTTTCAAGGTAGGCCGCCACAAGTCCCTCGCGGTCGTCGTTCTCCATCGCCTCGCGCTGTTCGTCGGCGGCAAACGCCGCCACGTCGCCCTTGAGGTAGAGTTCCTCGCCCGCGTCAAAGTAGGCTATCGCCTCAGCCCAGATTTGCGCCACTTCAGCGTCGCTCAAATCCCAGGGGCGTTTCGCGCCTTCGCCCGTCGCCCTGATGGGCCAGAAGCGGCGGTTGCCGGTCACATCCCGCAGGAATCCGCCGTCGTTGTTGGTCGTGCCGATGATGACGCACTGGCGGGGGTGGCTCTCGACCACGCGCCCATAGGAGGGGCGGTACTTGTCGTCGATTCGGCTGGCGAAGGATTTTACCGTTTCCACGTCCATCTTCTTGATGCCCGCCATCTCGCTGAGTTCGAGCAGCCAGTTGCCCTGCAGCTTCTCCGGCGCAGTTTTGTCCTTCATGTCCGATATGGACAGGCTGTCGGAGTACCACTCGCGCCCCAGCTTGGCGATGAGGGTGGACTTCCCGATGCCTTGGTTGCCGTTCAGCACGGGGATGTTGTCGAACTTGATGCCCGGCCGCTTCACGCGGGCGACGGCCGCCACAAGCGT